ACAAAACGTAGATTTCTTGGTAAACTATTACGATAACGAACAGTGTTTTGACCAAACCTTTAACACCAAAGAGATATGAAAAAACAACCTTACAGAATAACAATAGAACAGTACGAATATAAGTACTCAGTAGAAGTAGACCATTCAGACATAGACTTTACAGAGTATATAGACCTGTTAAGAAAAATAACCGTAGCGGCAGGTTGGGGGACAGAAGCAGTTAATGAATTTTTTGATGAGTAAAACAATAACATTATGAGCCACGATTTATTAAGTTACAAAGAAGCAAGAATTGAAGCACTATTAAGTAGGATAGAGGAGCTTGAATTAAAGAATGAGAAACTTACTACATACATTTATGAGTTGTGTGATAGAGATTGTCCTGAAGATTACAAAAGAATAGTTAAGGGTGATGTATTCGAGGGATAGTTATTTAGAGATGTTCATGGAGATAAACAATATCTTAAAAGATGGTTTAGTTAAAGACCCAAAGAATAAGGCTGTAAAGAACATGATAAGTTTAAATGACAGAATGTTTTACTTTACTAACCAACTCTTTAATAAGCAGGATTCGATAGACATGGAGAATAGATTACTATATAAGAAGCTTCATGATGTTCAAGTAGAGTTAGAAACCCTAAAGATGAAATGCAACAAAACTTAAATATTATTTTTTTATTAACAATTAATACACTATATTTGACAAAGTATAATTAAAACAAACATTATGGCAAAGAAAACAGAAACAAAAACACAAGTAGAAGACTTAACCTTTCATGGTAGGGTTGTTTCTATACAAAACGAATTAAAAGCTCCTAAGAGTCAATATAATTCTTTTGGTAAGTATAGCTACAGAAATCAAGAGGACATCTTAGAAGCTGTTAAACCACTATTAAACAAGTATGGTTTATCGCTAACTATTACGGATGAAATTAAAGAAGTAGGTGGATTAGTATTTGTTGAGGCAAGAGCAATCTTACACGCACCTGATGGTAGTGTAGAAGCTAAAGCACAAGCAGGTATTGACCCTAATCGTAAAGGTATGGATATAGCACAATCTTTTGGTTCATCAAGCAGTTATGCTCGTAAATATTCTTTGAATGGGTTATTTTTGATAGATGATACAAGAGATGCTGATAGCACGAACACACATGATAAACCACAAGCTACTACATTAGTAAAGAAGGCTTGGTTAAATGAAGGAACTCCTGAGTTTGCAAAAGCACAGGCATATATCAAAGCAGGTAATAGTATCGCTGATGTAAAGAAGAAATACAGTATATCAAAAACAGTTGAAGCTAAATTATTAGCATAATTATTAATTTTAAATTTTATTACAATGGCAAGTTTATTAAGCGTAAGTATTGATGTATCATCATTACCAAAAGAGAAATTCATTAAAGGAAAGAATGGCAAAGTGTATTACGACTTTACATTAGCAATCAATGATGAGTCAAAATATGGAAACAATGTTTCTGCATTTGATTCTCAAACACAAGAGGAGAGAGAAGCTAAAAAGCCTAAACAATACTTAGGTAATGGTAAAGTGTTTTGGACTGATGGAAACATAGTAAGAGCAGAGAAGGATGATGCTGTAGCACAGCCGAAAGCAGCTCCTGTTGCTGTAGATGATAGTGGTTTACCATTCTAATCTAAACAATAAACCCTGTTATTATTTACTCCTGTGTTACAACTTGGGGAGTGAGTGATTTCAGGGTTTTATTTTTATTACAAGACAAATTAAGACAAAGACAAAAGACATGAGTAATGAATATACTGAAAAAGATTTTAAGTTATTTGAAGAGATTAATAAAAATGGTAGAGTTAACCCCTTTGAAAAGGTAGAATACCCTCCTGTAGCTATATCAATGGGTGAGACAATGATGGGTGGTAAATCATTTCCAATACCACTTGGAACTTATGGTAACTTTAGTTTTGTGTATGGTCCGCCAAAGACCCGCAAGACCTTCCTAATCTCACTAATGAGTAGTGTTTATTTGAATGACAAAGTAACTTTTGGAGGTGCTATGAGAGGACATAGAGAAGGTAAGGGATTGTTACATATAGATACGGAGCAAGGGAAGTTTCATGCGGCTAAAGTGTTTAGAAGACCATTTGACATATCAGGTAAAGATAATTTTGACAACTACCATACATTTGCTTTAAGACAATATAGTTTTGAACAGAGGTTGCGGTTTATAGATTATTATTTATACAATGTAGCAGAGAATTTAGGTGTTTGTATTATAGATGGTATTGCTGACCTTGTTTCTGATGTTAACGATATAAATCAATCTAATATATGTGTTCAGTATTTAATGAAATGGACACAAGAGTTAAACATACATATAATCACAGTTATTCATAGTAACTTTGGTAGCGACAAGCCGAGTGGTCATTTAGGGTCATTCCTTGAGAAAAAGGCGGAGAGTCAGATATTATTAGAGCAGAATACAAAGCATGAGAATATGGTAACAGTTTCATGTAAGAGGAGTAGGGGATTTCCATTTGAGAAGTTTTCTTTTAGTGTTAATGATTATGGTTTGCCACAGGTTGTAGGAGACCTATACGACCCTTTAGAAGGAATGAATATAGTTAAAGTAGTATAATATATGAGAAGAAGTAAAAGTAAGAAGAGAGGTCCTGTTCAATCTAAGAAGATAAATTATGATGGAATTACTTTTGCTTCAGGTCTTGAGAGGTATATGTATATGGCTCTAAAAAAGGCTAAAATAAAGGCACAATATGAAGGAGAGCAGTTTGTCCTTGTGGAGGGTTTTGATTTCTCAAATGAATCCTATGAGAGGCAATCCAACGGGAAGGGGGAGTATATAAATAGAGGGTCTAAGAAAGTCCTACCTATTAAATACACCCCCGACTTTATTGGGGATGGTTTTATTATAGAGACTAAGGGGAGGGCTAATGAAAGCTTTCCAATGAGGTGGAAGTTATTTAAGAAACTTATATCTGATAAATACCCTAACCATACTCTATATAAGCCACAGAACCAATCAGAGTGTGATAGAACTATAGAACTAATAAAAACCAACAAACTTAAATAATATGCTAATAGTAAACTTTGAGGCTCTTTATGGTCTTGTTTTAGGAATTGATTATGTACATGACATAACACCTGATGGGGTAGAAGATGATGAAGCTCAATATGATTTATTAAGATTTCATTTCATCATATTTGCAATGTATATTCTAATTAAAAGAGATAGAGAATAAATGTTAGAGCTGTTAGCTAAAGAACATACCTTATGGCTGAAGATGGTTATAAACATGGGTTGTTCTAAAGATGTTGCTGAGGATATAGTTCAGGAGATGTACTTAAAACTGTACAGACTTATTAAGGAACAGAATAAGATAATGTACAATGATGAAGAGGTTAATAGGTTCTATGTTTTTGTAACACTTAAAAACCTTTATATAGACTATAGGAAAGCTAAGAACAAATACACCTTCTTTGAGTATATAGAGAGTGATGGTGAAGATGAAGAAGAAGATGTGTTTCTTAATGAAATGACAGATTTAGAAAAAGATGAGGCTTTCACTAATTTAATGAGTAGTATAACAGATGAGATTAATTCATGGCATTTATACGATGCTAAACTATGTAACACTTATTACAAGTCAAGCCTCTCCCTTAGAGATATTGCTACAGGTAGTAAGATAAGTTTAACATCTATATTCAATTCTGTAAAGAACTATAAGAAAATACTCAAGGATAAATTTGAAGAAGATGTCCTTGACTTTTATAACGGAGACTATCATTTAATAAATAAAAACTAATCATGGAAGAATTTAAAGGGGACAAAAGGACCAAAGAGTACAGAGAGTGGAAGGCTGAGTTTGAGGCTAAACAATCAGGAGAGTCAACAGGACTTGGAGACACTATTGAAAAGATTACAGAAGCCACAGGAATTAAGAAAGCTGTTAAGTTTTTAGCAGGTGAGGATTGCGGGTGTGATGCTCGTAAGGAAAAGCTAAATAAATTATTTAGATATAAGCAACCTGAGTGTTTGACTGAAGATGAATACGACTACCTTAGTGAAGTGTTTAGAGTTGGTAATACTACAATACCTTCAGCACAACAAATGAAGATGAATACAATCTATAACAGAGTATTTCATCAGAATAAAAAGACTACATCATGTGGGAGATGTTTTATGTCAACCTACAATGAATTGAAAACTTTGATGAACGAATACAAATAGATGGATTTATACCAATCAAATATACCTAAAAACCTATATTCTAAGTTAAACAAAGACTCTAAGCTTTCAAGGAAGTTTAGGTCTTCAAATGTAGGTAAATGTACTCAAATATTTGACAACTATTATCATAGTGTTGAAGGTAATATAAATAAAGAAGAGTGGGGTAAGTTTTATTTGAAGACTATTCACATTAGTATTTTAAATAAAATAGTGGATTATATTATTGAGGAGTATGGTTGCTCTGAGGCTTATGCTAAAGATTATGTTTATTTCAGGGTTGTAGGTCAGACTTGGAATGGCATGGCTAAGGAGCAACATTTGATTGGCATATTAAGTAAGGAGTTCTTAAATGCAGACTTTATTAAGACTAACTATGAATTAGATGAACAATACTTTACAGATTGGGAGGCTTATTCTTTTGGTCAGTTATTGTTTGGAATACAGATTAAACCTATAAGCTATAAAAAGATGAATACTCCTTATCAGATGAAAGCAAAGGAGAATCATAAAGCTCAGGCAGATGCTTATAAGGAGAAATACAAAGTGCCTCATATAGTAATTTACTATGATGGTGATGAATTTTATGATAAAGATTATGTTTTTAATCAAATAAACACTATGTTAGCAATGAAAATTAATATAATATTTTAAACTATGGAAGAAACAGAGACAAAACAACCGCAGGTTTCACCTGTACAGTTGGCTTATTTAAAGTCAATGCTTATTGGTCAGTTATGGTTAGAGGCAAACGACAAGCTTGTTCATACAACCACCTACAGACAAAACATTAAACAAACATTTAATAGACTAAACAACTCATTAGAGGCTACTATAAAGCAAGGCTATGATGAGATTTATTCTACAGACCCTGAGATGGTAACAAACATCTTAAACTCCATAGAGTCTTTAATTAATAAGATTAAGGGTGGTAACATAGATGAGCTTGTTATGATGAACGCAGTAATAGATAAGTATAATGAAAACAAAGAGTGGTTTACAGAGCATGCAGCCGCTGAATTTTTAAGAATAGATTAAGATGAGAGGTAACGCAATACACTATGAAGCGACAGGTGATTACGATGTAATAGATTTCTGTCAGCACTACAAACTTTCATTTAACAGAGGCAATGTCGTTAAGTACATAGCAAGGGCAGGAAGGAAAGATGATGAGTTACAAGACCTTTATAAAGCTAAGGATTATATTGAGAGAGAGATAGCTTTTGTGAGAGAACTTAGAAACAAAGAGGCTGAAGACTTTAAAGAAGGAGTGGTCAGTCCTTACAACTATAACTATAAAGACAGATAATTATGGATAAGAAAGTTTTAGATGTTTGTTGTGGTCCAAAAGGAATGTGGTTTGATAAGCAAGATGAAAGAGCTTTATATCTTGATAGAAGAAGAGAAACTCATGTAGATACATACCCTTGCGGGACAAAGACAAATGTAATAGACCCTGATATAATTGGAGACTTTACTGACATTAAGCAACCCGATAATTCATTTTGGCATGTTGTTTTTGACCCTCCGCATATTGCTCAAACAACAGAAAGTCAAATAACTAAGAAGTATGGTTCTTTGCAGGGTGATTGGAGAGAGATGTTAAGAAAGGGTTTTGAGGAATGTTTTAGAGTATTAAAACCCAATGGTACTTTGATATTCAAATGGAATGAAGTAAGATTCCCTGTGAAGGAAATATTAGAGCTTACTGATAAGAAACCATTATACGGACACAAAAGCGGAAAAAAGATGCAAACTCATTGGGTTTGTTTTATTAAAGAATAACCAAATAAAAAGTAATTATGCCACTACCAAAACCAAAAGAAGGTGAATTACAGCAAGAGTTCACCAACAGATGTATGGCGGATGACACCATGAACTTGGAATATCCAAACATACAACAAAGACTTGCAGTATGCTACTTACAATGGAGGGAAAATTAAATCCCTCCTTTTTTTTTGCTTTATAGTTGGTTATTAACAAAATTTGTTTATATTTGTATTCAACATTAAAACAATAGACATGAATTACTTTGATTACTTAGAAGAACCGCAAGAGCAGGATTATGAATGTTCTGTATGTGGAAAGCCTACGGACAGGGCAGGAGAATGTTCAACACAATGCTTTCAAGCATCATTAAGATAAACATTAAAACAATTATTATGATTACATTATTAAACGGAGAACAATGGCAAGAAAAGGACATCTTAAAAGAGATGTTACACGACCCATTTTATTATGGACACTTAGGTAAAAACGCATTAAGTAGTTCTGCATTAAAGAAACTAATTGAAAGTCCTAAAGCTTATCAGAAGTCTTTACATTTCAACAGTAACGCACAACCACTTAGAGATGGTAGATTAATACATCTAAGCGTATTAGAGAAGCATAGATTAAGTGAACTTACTATTGTGGATAGCACTAAAGCCGCTAAAGGTTTTAAGGATGCTGTAAAGGAGTTTGGAGTAGAATCTGTTTACACTCAGTCAGAGATGGACAATGCTTATTGGATTGCCAAAGCTGTTGAGGAATGTGATTCTGCATCTGAATTATTACAAGGCTGTACCTTTGAAGAACCTGCAATTAAAATGATAGATGGTATTGCTGTGAGAGGTAAAGCAGATGCAAGGAAGGGTTCTACTATTATTGATTTAAAAAGCACAAGTGGTGGTATAGAAAAATTTAAGTGGAGTGCGAAGAACTTTTCATACGAATTGCAAGCGGCTCTTTATTTAGAATTGTTCGATGCTACAGAATTTATATTCCTTGTAGTTGATAAAGATACAAAAGATATTGGTATATTTGAATGTAGCGGAGAGTTTATCCAAAGAGGGTATGATAAGATAGAGAGAGGTATATACAACTTTAAATACTTCTTTTTAGATAACAACCCTAAAGACTCAGTTAGAAATTATGTAACACATGATATACTATAGAGGATTACCTAACATGTACGCAAGGCATTATGCTTTAGAATTACTTAGACTAAATAAATCTAAAAGCAAAGCTATAGCTTTAGCTGAAGAAGGTCTAATGAGAGCAAGAGATTTCAATGAACAATGTTATTGGAATAAAGTTATAAGAGAATTTAATATATTAGATTTATATGAAAACAATATTGATAATGTTAAGTGGATTGACCTCCATAATGTCGATACTGAAAGTTGTAGAGACAAATAGTAATCCTGATTCTATTGGAGACAATGGAAGGTCTTATGGCATCCTACAGATACAGAGAAGCGTTCTAAGCGATGTTAATAGGATTTATGGTACTAACTATAAGCATAATCAGATGTTCTCTGAGGAGGCTTCTGAAGAGGTATTTAAGTTGTACATGTGTTATGGTAGAGAGGTATTCTTTAGAAAGCATTGCAGATTCCCTACAGAGTCAGAGATGGTTAGAATGTGGAATGGTGGTATATATAAAGGTTACACATACAACCAAACTAAAAGGTATTATCAAAAGTATTTAGATGTCAAGAGAGAATTTAACAAGTGAACAAAGGAAGAAAATAACAGATGATGCTTACAGGATAGCTATGCTTGATTTGGCTCATGATTCAAGTAGAGAAGCCATGTATGATATGGAGATGGCTTTAAAGGATTTAGAGAGTAGAGAAATGTATGAAGAGTGTTCGGGTGTCCTTAGAGCTATGGAGACTTATGGATTCATTAAGAACTTCTACATGGTAACAGAAAAAAGTAATTTATCAGATAAAATAAAATTAAATTATGACAAAGACAATACAACAAGCTGAGGCAGACCTTCAGGAGAAACTTTACAACAAGATTAAAATAGAGAAGATAAAGCAATTTGTGGATAGATACTATGGCTTTAACATAGAGAAGAACACAAGGAAGGATGAATACATTAAGGCAAGGACCATGTATTACTTTCTAAGTAGAAAATATACTGCACAACCATTATCAGATATAGGTAGCTTGTTAAACAGGGACCATTCTACAGTTATACATAGTTTGGCTAAGAACCATGAGTTCTATGCTAAATACAATCAGGTTTATAAGAATGGATTAGCTTCCTTTGATGATTATGCTGTTAGATATGTTGGAATGTTAGAGAAGAAACAACAATCTGAGCAAGGTATAGACACAATAGCACTTAAAGAATCTGTTTTGCATTATGAGAACATCAAACTTAAAGAACAGTTGAATGAATTGCATACAGAACATCAATTACTAATGCAATCAGCTAAAGTTTCATCTGTTTTAGGTGAGATAGTAAACAAAATACCTGAAAACAAGTTACCTATAGTGGTTGAGAGGCTAAATGCAATGGTAAAGATGTTGTAGATGCCTAAAAAGATAAGAAAACCAACCTATATACCTTCAAAAGAGGAGACAGAAGCTCATTTATGGTGTATGAAGAACAATTATGTCATTTATCCTGTAGAATTATCCCCTATGAGTGGAAATTATCAAATTCACATGGAACTTGGACATAAACACGCTATTTTGAATGAAGAATACAAAGATTCCACTCTTTGGAAGGCTTTTTATCAGCTTTGTGTTAAAATAATGAATAAAGGATGCCAAAACCAAGAAAAAACCCATTAGCAATGAAGAATCAGAAGCCTACAGATGGTAGGAAGAATAATAGTAGGAAACAATCTAAACAAGAGACAAGAGCTATTGTTAAAAAGGCTCAGTCTATGACACCTGCTCAAATAAACAATGCAAAGAAGGATAGAGCTTCCACTTATGCTTTAAAAGCTATGAAGAAAGTATTTGGCTCTGAGTCAGAAGCATGGGAGACATTAGCAGAGAAGGCTAAGGAAGGCTCATTTGCCCACTTAAACTTACTTTGGCAATACAAATATGGTAAACCTATAGACAAGGAGAAGGGTAATAATGTAGCCACTACAAAAGCACCTGTTATTAATTTCTATAACAATGCTCCTGAACAAAAAGAGATAGATAATGTAATAGATATAGACCACGAGGAATCAGATGAGTAATAAACAAGAGGTAAAGATACATGAGAAATACATACCGCTATGGCAGAGTCCAAGTAGGTACTTTGTAATTACAGGTGGTAGAGGTTCAGGTAAATCATTTGGTGTAGCTGTTTTCTTACTAAACTTAACCTATGAAGAAGGTCATAAAGTATTGTTTACAAGGTACACTATGATTTCAGCACAGACTTCTATTATCCCTGAATTTATAGAGAAGATAGATATGATGGGTGTGTCAGAAGACTTTAGGATAACTAAAGATGAGATAATAAATCTGACCACAGGAAGCTCTATAATCTTTAAAGGTATCAGAACATCATCAGGTAACCAAACAGCGGCGCTAAAGTCTTTAAATGGGGTTACAACCTTTGTATTGGATGAGGCAGAAGAACTTGTAGATGAGTCAGTCTTTGATAAGATAGATTTCTCTGTAAGGAGTCAGATTAAGCAGAACAGATGTATTCTAATATTAAACCCAACAACTAAAGAGCATTGGATATATCAAAGGTTCTTTCAGTCTTATGGTGTTATAGATGCTTATAATGGCTCTAACAATGATATAACCTATGTACATACAGACTATAGAGATAATAAAGATAATCTATCTGATTCATTCTTAGTGCAAGTAATGGACATGAAGAGGAGAAGACCTGATAAATACCAACATCAAATACTTGGTGGATGGTTAGCTAAAGCAGAGGGTACAATCTTTAAGAATTGGAGGGTGGGTGAGTATTTACAGACTGAACACACCTGTTATGGACAGGATTTTGGTTTTGCAACAGATTTAACAACCCTTGTAAAGATTTCTGTAGATAAGGAAGGTAGGAAGATGTGGGTTAAAGAGATTTATGGTAAACCTAACCTAAGTACAGAAGAGATAGCCACAAGGAATAAGATGGAGTGTGGTATGGACCTAATCATTTGTGATAACTCTGAACCTCGACTATTGAATGAGATGAAACGTAAGGGTGTGAATGTTAAACCTACTATTAAAAGACAAGGGAGTATTATGAGTGGTATTGCCCTGATGCAAGACTTTGAGATAATAGTTGATAGAGAATCTCATGGTGTTATTAGAGAATTAAATAACTACACATGGCAAGAGAAGAACTCTAAACCTATAGACAAATGGAATCATTTTTTAGATGCCTGTAGATATTCTTTACAATATTTAGTTCAAGGAGTTAATTCAGGAAAATATGTAGTTAGATAATCCCCCCTGCCACCCCCCTATCATATGTGGTGCATTTTCTTCTTAAACATAGTAGGTCATTAAACATAGTAGGGGTTCTTAAACATAGTACCCTCTTAAACGCAGTACCCCTTTAATTAGGGGTTTCTTTGTTTTTGTACCTTTTGGAACTTTTTGTAACATTCCAAAATTGCTACAATGGTTTTTCAGTAGCCAACACAAAATAATTTTGTTAGTGTAAAATCTTTTTTGTATATGCGTGCATGCGTTCCTTTTATTAGGAATTGTGAAATGTTAAAATTATGTTAAAGTCATAAAAACATTTGCGGAGTGAATAATTGTTTATATCTTAGCTACATATTAACAAACTAAAAAGCAATAGCATGAAAACAGTACATGAATTAAAAAATGATGAACTCAATGAATTAAGAAGTCGTTGGTTTCATGAACACTTAGATGATGGTTCTTTAAAAGAAGTAATTGGTGAAGGTGCAGAAGAAGAAGATGTACCAATGGACATAGTAAAAATACACTATGAACATACTTTTTTTGTAGAAGAAGATTTTTGGTGTAATATATAAAAACAAAAAGACATGGAAGTAAAAATAAATTATCAAGAAACCTACGTTTCACAAATGTTTTTAACTATTGAATTTAGCTATAATAATGAAGATTATATAGCAAACGCTATTTATTACAATGGTTCACACATTGAAGATATTGAAGTGTTTTTAAATAATGATTATACAGAAAACGAAGTATTAGACGAAAAAATAAATGAAATAGCTAAAGATTTATTTGAAGAGATGGACATTGAAAAACATATAACTTTTTAACACATGAAACAAAAACAATTTAAACACAATTTAGACAAAGTGAAACGAATTAAGAACTTTAATGCAAAGACAAATAATGAAAGTACATTGCATGAAATGTTTGAGCAAATGTTTGAATCTTACAAGGACATATACAAAGACAATATAATAACAGACTTAAATAAACTTAAATAACATGAAACCATATGATAAGATATTAAGGGAAATACCTTTACTGCATGAATACCAACAAAAACAGTTAGCAATGATTTTAATTAGTAAAACACTAAACGCACAAAGTAATTTAGAAACATTCAAAATAATAGCAAAAGATGAATAGCAAGGAACAATACATAAAAAAACTGCAAGAAATTGTTAAATGGTACGAAGACTATGCAAAAGTAGTTTATGCCAATAAACCTAATGTAGACCAATTTGCATGCGACTATGCAGATGAACAACAAGAGCAAAGACAATCTTAAAATATAACATTATGACACTAACAAGATTTTTTTATATAAATAGTAATAAAACAAAAGTATTTTGCTACACTAAATTTTGCAACTATCCTAAAAAAACTACAGCTTGGCAAAGACTTAAAAAAGAACTTTTATATTATGATATTTTAGGCATAGGATATGAATATAAAACAACAAGCGGCAGTCCAATAACTTATAAAAAACTTAAATAACATGGAAACAAGCAAAGATATTAGTATAGAAAATGCAATAGAAGTACTTGAAAACGCAGGTTATTATGCAGGCAATTTATGGCATGTAAAAGATGTTATGAATAAATACAAATGGATTAACCAATATGAAGCATATTCAATTTTAGATGAAGTTCTAACAAGTGAAAGAGTACAATCAGAAGTATTTGAAGCAATAGATTATTGTATATAACAAAAACAAATAATATGGAAGCTAAAATAGATAAGTTAAAAACAGACCTTAAAAACGCAATGAAAAGAGCAAAGGAACAACAAGACAAAGAGGAAAGAAATAGTGAAAATTATTTGTATTTAGAAGGTGTTTATGTTGGTCTTCTTTGTGCCTATTCAGATGTAAATAATAACTTTTAAAAATAAAGACATGAGATATATTATTGAAGACTCTTATGGAAACCATTGCTTTAAAGATGAAGTTTTTAATGATTATGAAGATGGTTGGGAATGGTTATATAATAAATACCCCGTTATATATAATGCAGATGGCACGCAAGATGATAGGGAAGATGAATTAAACGAATACTACATAATAAACAAATAAGACATGAGACAAATTACACAATTAGCAGTAGAGAAGTTTTTTAAGGGAGATAATTTCTCAAAGACAAAT